CTATGTTGGCATGAGAACTTGGCGCATTATGACACAATATCTATCTACGGCTGTAGTATTAGTGCCCTCAATCGTAGCGGCTTTGGCTGCCAGTGGTTTTAGCAGGCTGTTGCTCTTTGCATAAGTCACTTTGTGCTGTTGGATAGCTACCCGTTTTTTGAGCGGTTTTGATAACAGGCACATCTGGCGGGCATCATCAAACACGATACGCGCCTGATCCCGGCTCACGGCGGCGGTGTAGATATCCTGCTGCCCGTTCTCCATCACCAGAAACCAGTTCGCCAGTATCGCGGCAACGGTGGATTTGGCATTTTTGCGTGGCACCTGAATGTAAGCACTGCGATATTTTCGACGTCCGGTCGCTTTAATCTTGAAGCCGAACAGATTAGCAAAGGCGAATTGCTGCCACGGTTCAAGCATAATGGGTTTGCCCCGCAGGTGGCCTTTGACGTGCGGACAGTGACGGGAAAATGCAATAAACCGCGCCACAACCTCCGAATCAAACACATAAAGTGGGTTATTCAGGTCGTTAAGGTAGCGTTTTACCGCCTGTTTTACCCGTTTACAGGCCAGAATTGTGCCGTTTTCGATATCAAAAGCGTACTGTTCCCATACGTTCATAATCGGTCTAACTCGTCTTCTTCCTCTGTTTCCACCGGATTTTTGCGCCGTGATACAGGGTCAAAACCCAGCAACGCCGACATTTTTATCATGATTTTTTCGGCATCGGCTTTGGCACTCAGTGACGGATTACGGCTTTCACTGCCCTGACTGTTCACGATGCTAAAACCCCTGATATCAAGGTCTGCCACCGCTTTTCGGTAAATAGCGTAATTGACGCAGTACAGTTCTAAGTTGTTCCAGTCGGCGGCGTTCAGGTCTTCCCGCTCGCTTAATATTTTACCTTTGGCTTTCCATTGACTGGCAGCAATATCGCTCAAATAAGTGGGCGGTTTGGGGGCTCTTGCCATAATGTTCTCTGTTCCTTGTGATTTTATTTTCAAAAAAATTGCCGTGCGTAAAAATTGAAGGAGGGGGTCGGTTCCGCTGGGAAGCGCGTTTGTCATTTTTAATACCTCCACCCACTATTTCATTTGTTATTATTCTGCGACTAACCAACCGCGACGCTTTGCCGCTTCTGTTTCCCGTTCCTGATAGATACCCTGTTTGCGCTTCGCTTTGGTGATAGGATCTGTCTGTACGGTCTTGCGGTTATGGCAGGGTTGGCATAACGATTGATGATTGGATTCAGGCCAAAACAACACATCAGCTTCACCCTGTATCGGGATAATGTGATCTACAATCGTTGCAGGGGTATAGATATTTCCCTGTAAGCAAGGGACACATAACGGATGGGCTTTCAGGTATTGCAGCCGATAGCGCCCCCATCGGTTACTGTAGCCTCGTTGGGTTCGGGTTCCCCGTTGTTTGTCCTGTTGCCGTCTGGACTCGCGTTGATGTTGTTCACAGCGGCCTGACTTCACCCGTTCACGGCAACTCGGGTAACTACAGCGCTTTAAAGGTTGCCACGGCATCTAATACACTCCCACATCACGATACACAGACCACAATGACTTGATGGTAAAAGGGACTTCTTTAAGTTCTGCTTCTGTCACCATCTCCCGATTTTCATACAGCAAGCCAATATAAAGCAGACAGCCCACCTTGATAGCAGGGGTAAAGGCCAATCCGTTATCAAACCGCTTGCCAATATGTTGCTGGCAGACTTCCAGCGCGGCTTCGGCATAGCCCATTAACAAGGCATCATCAAGCGTATCGCTTTCACCCAGCCGGCAATGCTGTTTGATTTCATTTAAAGGGATTTCAGCCATTAGAAAACACCACCTTTACAAAGCAACTCTAAGCGGGTGTGTTTCGCATCAGGGATAACCGCCACAATGTCAAAAGCGGTTCCTCTGGTGTTAGCCCCGTTATAGAGAATGATATTGGCGGTGGTCACGTCATCACGGTAACGCATCCAGATACGCACAGTGGCCTCAGAGAACACCGCACCGGATGCCAAACGCTCACGCCCGCTAATCGCCCTCACTTCCGCCCAGACGGTGGTGACATCCACCCACTTGTCAATAACCTGCCCTGACGGGGCGCGTGACTGCTCGGATTTCTGGATAATCACACGATGCCTCAATCTGCCTGCCCTCATTCCTCGCCCTCCGGTTGTTTCTTGATTTCTACCGTTTGCTTCCATGCCTGACTAAATTCATCTCCACCTTTACGGGGAGAGAGTCCCTCACGTTCACGGGCTTCATTCGGGCACATCACCCCCGACTTAATCGCCGTCTCATAGCTTTGAAAGCGTTCTTTCGGATTGGCGCGAAGCAAGTCGGCGGTATCAAACTCCACCTGATAACGAATCCCCCGTTTCGGGGATGCCATCAGCAAGGCCGATTTGATTTGCTGTTCAAAGTTGGCGAGCCACGGGCGCATGGTAATGGTCAGAAAGGCGCGGGACGCTTCACTAAAGTTACTGTAGGTACTGTTCGAATACTCTTGCAGAAAGATCGGGCTGACGTTGAACATACGGGAGATATCATCAATCGTGAAGCGACGGGAAGCCAGCCATTCCGCATCTTGGTTACTCATGCCTAATTGCTGGTAGTCCATGCCACCTTCAAGGATCGGCGTTTTCCCTGCATTGCGAGCGCCCTTGTAACGTTCGAGCGCTTCCAGTGCCTTAGCGCCCTTTGTACCATCTAACCAATCAGCGGACTTGATAACCCCTACCGCCATCATGCCGTCTTTCATGATACTGGCACCGTGGCGTTGTTGTGCCAGCCCTAACCCCAATGTCTCGCGGCAAATGGTGACAGGTGATCGCCCAAGAAAGCCGTCTTCGGTGGCATAGCGTAAATGCAGAATTTCTTCCTGTAGGTAGGTTTTCACCTTACCGCTATAAGGCTCTGTGATGGTGTATGAGAACCGGTGATCGGATAGCCGCTGAGGGACAACCGTTGACGGTGGGTAAGGGTGCAACGATTGTGGCTGACCCTCCCGCCCCCAGACAATCACCGCATAAGCATTACCATTGAGTAAGCAATGACGCATCAGGGTTCGCTTAAACTGAAATGGGGTCTGGCAGTCATTCGGACACTCATTCAGCAAATAATCGACAGGATGATCACTGAGCCATTCGCGGGATTCTTTGCCGTTCTGGTGCTGAACCCGATAGAGATAGCAAGGCATGGTCGCCACCGCCTCACTGATCACCGTAACGGCATTCATTACCGCAGGTAAGCCCTCCGCCGTAGACCTGTCTTTCCTACACAAATATTTTAACCTGCCCCCTCGTTATTGAACTTTTTCCTCATAGATTGATCTCAATAACAAACACGACTTGAGGTAATCTTTATGTTTTCAACCTGCGCTGAACAATGGGCAAATGACACGTTTCAACATGCGGAATTAGGTGATAAACGCCGTACCAACCGCCTGGTGAAAGTGGCCTGTTCGTTGGCTAACCATATAGGACAATCGCTCGTGCAATCTCTTGACTCTCCTGCCGATGTTGAAGCGGCCTACCGACTGACCCGAAATTCCGCCATTGCGCCTCAGGCCATCGCCGAAGCCGGATTTACCGCCACCGTCGCTCACGCTCAACGTTATCGTTGCCTGTTAGCGCTGGAAGACACGACAACCCTGTCATTTTCCCACGCGTCGGTCGCCGATGAACTCGGCTATACCACCTCGACGGAAAAATCCCGGGGCATGCAGGTACACTCGGTGTTGTTATTTGCGCCTGAAGAACAACAGGTCGTGGGGTTGATAGAGCAACAGCGCTGGTGTCGAGATGTCAGTGATTATGGCAAAAGCCGACAACGCGACACACGCCCTTATGAAGGGAAAGAGAGTTATAAGTGGGAACGGGCCTCACAAGCCGTCGACAGCCGGTTAGGGGAGCAGATGGCCAACGTGATTTCTGTCTGTGACCGTGAAGCCGATATCATTGAATATCTGCGTTATAAAACGAGCCAAAAACACCGTTTCGTCATCCGTTCGATGCAAAACCGGCGTATTGAGGAAAGTCAGGATAAACTTTATGACTTTATCAGCCAGTTACAGAGTGCTGGAGAACGATTAGTTCAGATCAGACAGAAAGGCGGGCGTCAGGCGCGTGTCGCGCATTGTGATATCCGTTATGCCGAAGTGACGTTGAAAATCCCCGAAGGAAAAAGCGGTGAAGCGGTGCGGATATTTTATGTCGGTTGCTACGAAAAAGGTCCGGAGGATGGGCTTTGCTGGCATCTTCTGACCTCCGAACCCGTCAACAGTCAGGAAGACGCCCATAAAATATTCAGTTATTACGAGCGCCGCTGGCTGATAGAAGAATTTCACAAAGCGTGGAAAACGGGCGGCACGCAGGTAGAAGCGCTGCGTATGCAAAGCAAAGATAATCTGGAGCGGATGATAGTGCTGCTGGCCTTTATTGCGGTACGGATACACCAGCTGCGTTTTAAGGGTCTGAACAAAGAAGAAGCAGAGAAAGAGAGCTGTGAGACAGTATTAAGCCCCCTGGCGTGGAAATTACTGTGGTCAAAACAAGAAAAATGCCGTGTGCCGAAAAAAGCCCCGAGCTTGCATTGGGCCTTCATCAATCTGGGAAAACTGGCCGGCTGGTACGATTCCAAACGCACGGGTCGAGTCGGATGGGAACGACTTTGGGAAGGTTGGTTTCGGCTGCAAACCCTGATAGACGGCTATTTGCTGGCTAAATCAGTTGATTTGGAGATCTGATCAAGAGACAGGCCGTAGACGGGGAAACATGCTCGCCCGATTTGGTGTTAGACACGCCCGCCAGAAAAAGAAACTCATCCATGCTCATGCTGCGGGTTTCAGTGTCTTTTCGCTTAAAAGGCCACATAATCACACCTCGGACAGTTGCAGCCAGTAATGACACAAATCCACATCATGGGATTTGAGAGCATTCAAAGAGCGCTTGGCAATCTCTACCCCGCTTTCAGGGTAGGCGGGCAAGCTGGTGATAGTGATTTCCCGCAGTTCGGCCTCTAAAACGGTTCTCAGATACGGCTCTTGTCCAACATCCCACTGATCTTTCAGCGCCCTGAATCCAAAGGACATACCGGAAATATCACCCCGTTCAACCAGAGTCAGCACATCACGCCCCAACTGCGTATCAGGCGGGGTTAGTTCGAAGCGTAATCCGGTGGCATCTTCGGTCAACTTCAACGTGCCAGATGTAGTACGGCCTAACAGGTTCATGTGATCATGTTCATAAAGCGCCCGAACATCGGTATTGTTTGTCAGACTGTTCGTAAACGCATTCGGGACGAATTGTTCAACAAATTCATCCCATAAAACGTGGGATCGGCTGTTCCACTTAATCACATAGCCTGTCAGTTTCTTATCACTGGCAGACAGGGAAGCCGTGCGGATTTCAAAATCGTTATTCATTTTATGGACTCCCAGACAGTCAAGGGACTTTCGCTCCTTTCGCTTATTTCGACGCGGTTTTAACTTCAAGGATCTTGATTGCGTTGGAGTCCACCAGACCACCACCCAGATATTTATCAGTGTGTACCTTATAAAATCCCGGCTCGGTGATATTGTCGGGACGGGTACGGGTGCCTGTTTCATGGTCAACAATGAAATAACCGCGTTTGAAGTCGCCCAGACCGATCACGCCATCGGGCATAAATTCGAGATAATGGACAGGTAAGCCCAGCAACATATCGGGATCACCCGCTTGTAAACGTTCCCGCCAGATATAATCTCCGTTACCGTTTTTCAGTTTTTGCACGTTGGCGGCAGTATTGGAGTTCATCACCCAGACGGAGTTTTTACGGTATTTATTCTTAAGCAGGAACTTAAGATCAATCAGGCTATCGGCCTCAAGCGTGGTAGCTTCCAGTTTTTGCAGCGTGCCAAAATCACGCACCTTGTCGCTTCTCGTATCGCGGGGATAAGCCAGAAAACCTTTGGCTTTTTTGCTGCCGTCACCGCTGACAAGATCCGTTTCTTCGGTATCGACGAAGGTATCGGCAATCTCTGAGGTCAGCCAGCCTAAGATATCCACATCGCTAAAATCGATGATCTCTTGGGTGGTCTTGGGATAAGCGTAAATGGGGAACAGCTTGATGCTGACTTCTTCCATCTTCGGCGTGCCAGTCTCACCGCGTGCCTTACCTTCTTCCCCGTGTGCCACTGCCGCACCACCGACCGAAACAAGCTGTTTATACTCGTTGCTGCGTGTGGTTTTGAGAGTACAGATTTGGCGCATGACAGATTCATCAGCCAATTGCTACATAATCTGTTTGTTCAGTTCGGGGATAACGGTATAGCCACCGTCTGACGGAACGCCCGTAGACAAGGCGCGGGTTTCTCCGGTCAGAATATAGTGGCGCAACTCGTCATTACTGAGGTTCTTGCTGGTCGATTGGGGTTTGCTTGCCTGACTGCGTTCTTCATCAGACAGCGCCTCATAACGGGCAATTTCCGTATTGAGTGCATCAGACTGAGTGCGCAGCTCGTCGAACTGTTTGGCTTCATCGGCAGTCAGTGAGCGCTTTTCGTCTTCGGCTTTGGTAAGCAACGAGCGCATTTGTTGGGTTAAATCGGTTTTCTGTTGGTGTAATTCGAGTAGTTTTTTCATGGTGTTTTTGGAATAGTTATTTTCTTTAAAACACTATTTAACACCGTGAAAAATAATAAAAAAGCCTCTGTGATTTAGAGGCTAAACAAGGGGAAACATGAAGACAAAATATTTACAAAACTTTTCATTTACAAAGTAATAAATTTTTTACGTAGGTTGTTGGTGACATCCACGATATTTTATCACATGTCAAATAACCATCATTTTTTAACTTATAATCAACATAAAAAGAGATAGGTAAGCTAATGACAAATGATGCAATCATCAATCTACTCAGGTACTTAACAAGTATCTTGTTGTATTTAGGTAATCTATCAAATATAAAGAAAAAAATAGAACCTGATAAAGAGTAAAATATTATAGGGAAAGATAGAATACTTATAATAACTGCGCTGGAGAATGTTATTTCATCTTTCATTAATACTAATGAAACAGCAGATTTAATAATGAAGTACATCAGAAATGTAAGGAATAATAACAATATTACTCCACCCAAGGCTTTTAAATATTTGCTATTCACCTAATTCTTCCCATCGTATTAAAAAAATATTGTAAGTCTGCTTCCGGTGTTCTTGGCTTTCTCTTCATTTCTTCTTTCAAAAGTGCTATTAATTTTTCGCTTATTCCATATTGCTTATCAACAAGATCTAAACCGATAGCCACTAGAATTCCAACAGCTAAAACTATTCCCGCAACAACAATAATACTTCCACCTACCAAAGCAGTGGCAGTTAAAAGTGATCCTACAATCCAAGAGGAAGCAGCAATAATAGCAGTTTTAGCCATATCCATTGTTATGTTGCCGATAAAATCGGCTAAAGTATATTCATCCTTAAAAATACTTTCTATCAATCTATAGCCAATCGAAAAGACAATACAGAATCTAACACCTTTGATAATACTAGCATTAAGACCCTGCTGTCCTATCCCCATGGTTAACATTTGAGGGTGGCTAGCACCGTATCGGGTTCCCCTGACAAGACGCCTAAGACCAGCATGACCTGACAGATGAATATATTTTTTCCCATTTTCTCCCACATAGGTTTTTGCAGTAATACTTAACCTCTTAAATTCCCGGCAAACATCAGAAAACCCATGTGAATCATAAATATTTCCCGCATAGGTGGAAATAGGATCTGTGACAGAAAATACATACGCCATAGGATTTTTTTTCTTGTTATCTACTTCCGTGCCTCTTGCAAATTCGTCTCCGTAACTTAGATTTTCTGCTTCCGTACCTCTTGCAAATGCTTCTCCATGACTTGGGGTTTGTGGATGGGAGGGACTGATATCCTCAATAATGCTTTTGGCTTGCGCTAATGTGAGAACAAAGTGATATTGGGTATTATCACTCAATACTTTTTCTAACCCAATGGCATCAAAAAATTCATGCTGGGGTTTTAGCTGATTAATCCCTACATTACCCCTTAAAAAATCGCCCATATAACCATCCCAAGTGGGATTATATTTTTTATGTGTCATTCCTCAATTCTCCGTAGCACTCAATATCAAATTAATAATTGATTGACTTGTGTCAAGATTTCCGATGTAGCATCAATTAAGCAGGATATAACAACAATGCTTACCCATTCCAGCATGGAAAAGATCCACCTTTAAATTTGTGATGAATCTCTATTCTTAAGAAAAATCAGACAATTACTTAATTTTAATTTCAGTCCTACCATAATAAAAAAATTATGCACTAAATTTATTATCCCAGACTCATCCGGCTTTTATTTGCCTGCCAGAGATACCCCCTAAAAATCTTTTTCGCCTCCTTCGCTGTGCACCCTCTGCATAATTCACTGAACGCCTTGCTACATCTGGGTTTTCCGCAATTAATATGATATTCATTCACTGTATCACCTGTTCACCTATTTTTTACATTAATGAAGAGAATGTATACTAGTGTATAGCTAAAAAATAACTATACACCTATTATTTTCCTTTAAATACAGATAGATATTTAAAATAGTGCATGGAATGCAGACCTAAACCTAAAAGTTTTATACAGCAGGCTTAACTGTTTCGTAACTCAGGTACAGAGGGTAGCCATTCTTCCGCTTCTTCGGATAATTCAACGTTATAAGAGTAACCTTTATTGGTTCGCACTTTCCGATACTCCTTGCGATACTCCAGCATAATTTTGGGAAGTGATTCGCCGAACTTGGTCAGTGTGAGCGGTCGCTCAAAGCCGTGTGCTTCCATAAAAGAAAGATAAGCGTGATACAGGTACAATCTCGGTGCGCGTGGGCTGATGTTCTTATTGCCCATCTTCATTCCAGTTGCATCATTGACAGACACCAGATAACCGCAAAAGCGATACAACGGATCTGAATTGCTTTTCACCGTTAACGCTTCGTTAGAATCGCGTTGCGCCTGTAGCAGCTTTTTAGCCTTATTCTGGTCGGCAAATTCGCTTAACAAATGCCGAATAATCACAGGCAGTTCCCGGCTGATTTTCTCCGGCAATTGTGGGTCTTTCTCGGATTCTTTGACCGGAATATTAAACGGGAATATCACCCTACGCCGTGCAATCCCGCCGTTACGTTCCGTAAAGCTCATCGGCTCGTTATTAGTGGCTAATACCACCGCTTTAATGACTGTAGAAAATTGCTTCTCATATTTCCCGTCAACTTCAATTAGGTCGCCGCCTGTAATCGCCTTAATGCCTGCCCCTTCACCCACATATTTAACTTGATCGGGGAGCGTAATCAGGCTTTTCCCGACAAACTGATAGCGGCCTCTGGCCTCATCCAGTGCCCTCATATTGCCACTGGCTGTATTATGCTCTCCTGCCAATAGTGTTGCTATATAGGTAAAGATACTTTTACCGCTACCACCTTCGCCCGTCACTTCAATAAATAGCTGCCAGTCATAGCGGTTTGCCAGAATCATAAACAGGGCGGCTTTGATGCGATTCATTTTGTGTTCATTGCTTCCCGCCGCATGGGATAGCCAACGGTAAAAATCAGGGGCGTGATCCGGCAGGTTTTCACCGATAGCAGGCGGGGTGAATGTGATGCCGTTATGGTTCATTAGCCAGTGTTCCGGCTGGTGCGGGGTAAATTGTTGTGTCGATAATTCATACACGCCATTACGAAACCCGATTAAATCCTGCCGCTGTTCGCCGATAACCGGCACTTGTAATTTCATGGCACAGATAGCGTTATTGATCCCATTCGGACTGTAAGGGGTTTCGTGCTGGTCAAAGATTGCCACCATTGCGCGGCGCAGCTCATTATCCGACACAGTCTGCCATGTCGTACCGTTAAAATGGTAAACCATATCACTTTCAGGATTGACCGCGACCTTGCCGTAGCGTTCTACCACCAGCGCCCCGCGCTGACTGGCTGCCATTTGTGTCAGATTGTTATTGGCCTTTTTGGGCTTTGCTTCTTGGATCACCACTGCTTCTGCTTCCATTAGTCTTTTCTCCCCAACCTGATATAACCCGTTATTAAATGCCTGCTTTGCTGTCTCAATGCCGTGATGTTGGCGATAATCATCCCAATCGGCTTTTAATGCCGTAGGCGGTAGCGTTACCCAGCTGTTAATCGCTATAGAGGTCTTCTCTGCCGCCATTTTGCCAACGTTCTTTTTTAGCCTGCCGTTTTTGTCCCGTTCTTCCGGCTCGTGCCAGTCATTATCAGCAGCAAGGATAATTTTCGCGTCTGGCCACTGCGTTCTAACCTGCCCGGCAACAGTCAGTAAATTACTTTCATCAATAGCTGCCAGCACTACGCCTTCATGTAACTGGCTGACGGTTAAGGCAGTGGCGTAGCCCTCGGTAATGATGATTGTGTCCGGCGTTCCGGCTATGGGTGATAAGGAAATAAAGCTCCCTTTTTTCTGAGTACCTGCAACAAAGCGTTTTGCGCCGTTTGGCTTAATGGTCTGTGCACCCGTGATTGTGCCGTCCAGCGTCTGAACCACCAGCAATAAAGAGCCATCTTTCAATAACCGCTGATTGGGGCATTGCAGCCCCTTTTTCACCAGATATTGAGATTCACCTGTAACAGTAGTAGCAACCAGTGCCGCAATACGTTCAGCAACCGGCTTTGCTGCTCGTGGCTGTTCTTTGACGTGTTTAGGTTCGGGCAAAGGCATTGACAGCACATCAGCCACCAGCTTAGCCGCTGCAAAGACCGTGATCCCTTTGGTTCTTGCCACCAAATCCAAACCGTCACCATGATTCGGCTCATCGCACTGGCGACAATACCAGTCGCCGTTATGGTTATCGTCAATAAAGTGAAAGCGATCAGTTCCGCCGCATATCGGGCAAGCACCATGCTTTCCCCTTGCTGGAACACCAACGCCACAAGCGGGCAATAGGTTTTGCCAATAATTGGCGGCGGATTGCTTCACAGCGCGGATTAAGTTAATCGGGCGGCTTTTAGGGTTATGATTTCCCTGACTCATGATCATTCTTCCTCACCATTAACCACCGCATAAAGCGCGTGGTAAACTTCCTGATTGATATCACAAGCCAGCGACAACAAATCATGTAACTCTTCCGAACAATGTTGGCTGGCCTGTTCAAGAATGATTTCATATAAAGAAGTGCATAAGCCCGCGCGAAACGAGGACTGACCTAATGGATCTATTTCCCTGCGTACAATGCAATTGACTAATTTATTCACCGGGTTCTGCGGGACGTGTTTCAACAGGTCGCGGTGAACTTCCTGATGAATGCCATGCGCCAGTGCAATCAGGTTATTTAAATTGGTTTCGCATTCATCTTTGGCTTTTTGGGTAATGTACGCGAAAAGTGAAATTCCCAGACCTGCGCGATATAGCGCCTGTTTTAATGAGATAGGTTTATTGCTCATAGTATACCCCCTGAATGGAGGTAAAGCGCATAGAGAGGATTTTAGGCAAACGGGCTTTGCCCTTTCCGATGAGAAAGGTATATTGATACATAGCTACCTCGATATTGTCGTTATCGTTGGTGGTTAGCCCTCGTTTGATACGACCAATATCATTCGGGGGCGTTTCTTTTTGTACGTGCACCATGATAAAGTACGTACGTAATAAATCACATGCTATAAGGTTACGTACGTACATGTCAATATTAAAAAGAGATAAAACTGAAAAAGGAAAAGGCTTGTCCCCCACTTTCCAAATCAGAATAACACCTGAGCTAAAAGCACAGTTTGAAGACGCTGCGTCCGATGCTGGAATGACTTTAGGCAACTGGTTAAAAACATTAGGCCGCAAAGAATTAGAACAGCTAGGCATAGAGCCAAAAGGTTGAACTAACCGACAATAAATCCGGTGGTTAACTAACTCGCTAAAAGCAAGTAAGTTAAGGGTAGCATTCACCGTGCTATCCCCGCCTTTTTTCACCCAGCTAATCACCATACAACTAATTGAAATATCACTTTCCTGATTTTTAGCGTAGGGATACCCGTAACGGTTATTATCCGTCTTTTTATTTTTCATGATTTTTCTTTATTTACTGTGCTTTTCGGCTATATGGGTTGTTTACGTTTTCTACTTTTGGAGGATTGCGTATCCACCATAAAATATCACTTAAAAGCCACGCACAGGAATTACGCCCAAAATGACAACGTGGAGGAAATAAACCCAAGGCTTCTAGTTTATAGCAATGTCCCCTTGATATACTCGTTAATCTTTTGCGTTCTGTTTCCCTTATTCTTCTTTCAGATTCACCATAAGCAGAAAGAATATATTTCCTCTGTTCATCGGTTGGTGAGATGTATTTTTTCATTACATCATCTCACCGCGAGATTCAGCGATACGTTGAGCTATCCAGCTATCAATTTCTGACTCAATAAAAGCTATTGAGCGAGTGCCAATTTTTACTTGCTTCGGAAATTTATCTTCTTCAATGAGTTTGTAAATCCACGCTTTACTGTAACCCGTTCTGCGTTGAACCTCGGACAAGCGAATAAGACTTTCTTTAGATGTGGTAATTGTTGACATATAGTTTCCCCTGTTAGTTTGTCCATATTTGATGTTTCTGGATGTTATTAGAACAGGAGTAATTAAACCGAATTTATAATGTGAGATCATCACGTTGGAATAGTAACTTACTTCATACAAAGAATGTAATATATCTTACAGTTTACAGATATAACTACTTATGATTAAAAATAACCTTAAGTAGTTATAAATAAGATTCCAAAATAGCGCTACATCTTATACTACTCATAATTCTATATATAACAATGGGTTGAATAAGGCCATGTGTAGCAGAATTATGAAATGTTATTTATATTGAACGACAACTATTGTTGCTTATTCACCCAGTTAAGCGCGCTTCTTAAATTCGCCATGTAATACATTTTTGCCTTGTTCGAGTACATCCATATAGTCGGCATACCATTGCAACATTTCCCTACGACCATCCAAATATTGGGCATGATTGTAAGTTCCTCGGATACTGTTTTTATCCACATGAGCAAGCTGCGTTTCAATCCAAGCTGAGTTATACCCCTGTTCATGTAAAATTGTACTCATAGTGTGGCGGAATCCGTGGCCTGTTGCCCTGCCATCATAACCAATACGCTTAAGAACCTGATTAATGGCGGCTTCACTCATTGGCTTACCCGCATCATTACGACCAGGGAAAACATATTTCCCGCGCCCTGTAATAGCGTGTAACTTAATAAGAATAGCTTTAACCTGATTTGATAGCGGTACGATGTGAGGACGGCGCATCTTCATACGTTCGGCAGGTATTTGCCAGAGATCGTTATCAAAATCGAATTCAGTCCATTCCGATTCTCTCAGCTCAATGGTACGTACTCCGGTCAGCATCAGCATACGTGTTGCTGATTGCGTCACTTGGCTGCCACTATAACCACCCAAGGTGATAAGAAAATCATGTAGTTGGTCGGCTAAAAGGTGTGGGAAATGTTTTTGCTTTGGTGCCTTAAGCGCGCTGGCAAGATCAGTAACGGGATTGAATTCTGCTCGTCCTGTAATAACAGCATATGTGAAAATTTGCCGACATGCTTGTCTGGTTTTTTTCAATTTATCTAACACGCCGCGTTGCTCCATCTTTCGGAGAACGGCTAACATGTCAGCGGGTTTGATATCAGTAATAGCACGTTTCCCAACATAGGGAAAAATATCTTTTCGCAGGTATTCCAGAATGTCTTCAGCATATCCTTTTGACCAATTGGGGCGCTTATGTTCGTGCCACTCAACGGCGATAGACTCAAAACTATTATTGACCGCAAAAGCTCTGGCGACTTTTTCAGCTTTCTTTTCCTCAAGCGGATCACTACCACCTGACAGCGTTCGCCTTGCCTCATTTCGCTTATTTCTTGCTTCTGCGAGAGATATATCAGGATATACCCCTAATGCGAGCAATTTTTCTTTGCCTGCGATCCGATACTTTAACCGCCAATAACGAGAGCCATTAGGGTTAACCAATAGATATAATCCACCACCATCTGCAAGTTTATAAGGTTTATCTTTAGGCTTCGCAGTGTCTACCTGTCGGGCTGTTAGCTTCAT